CCGGTTCGTACCAACATACGCAAGTCACGCGCCCGCAGCGATTTGCTGTCGGTCGCCGACTCCTACGCGACCGAGGCGACCTCCGGCAACGTGTCCAGGCGTGTGCGCGAGATGGCGCGTCGCTACCTCGAGGAGCGGCGACCGGGGTCGGGCGTCGTGTGGGACGGCGAGCGGCTGGAGAGCCTCGTGGAGTGGTCGAAGCAGCTCGTGACCGCCCGCGGGCCGATGGAGTTGCAGCCGTGGGCGATCTGGGTGCTCGCCATGTTCGTGGCGCGGCGCTCGCCGGACGGGCTGCCGATGACGAAGCAGCTGGTCCTACAGGTGCCGCGTGGCGCGGGGAAGACGCAGCTGGCTTCCGCGCTCGCCGGCTGGACGCTCGAGCGGGCCGAGAAGGACGGAAAGGTGCGGGCCGAGGTGGTGGTCCTAGCGACGATGCACGAGAAGGCGAAGGAGGTCGCCGACCGCCTCGAGGACATCGCCCACGTAAGGGCGAAGGTCTGGAAGATGACCGGCAAGAACTCCAACCGGCCGACCGTCATCGCCGCGCCGGCGGGGACGATCAAGTGCTGCGCGTCGACGCCGCAGAACGCGGACGGAATCACGCCGACGCTGATCATCCTGGACGAGGCCGCCCGCATGGACAACACGTTCAACCGGGCGCTGTCATCGATGGTGAAGGTGCCGTGGTCCCAGGCGCTGATCGTGACCACGCCGGACGTGGACCAGTACGTGAACGCCTACGGCTGGCACGTGCGCGAGGTCGAGGAGGCGCTCGACCAGGGCAAGCCGCTGCCGATGGGCATGCTCGGGGTGCTGTTTCAGGCCGACGATGGGGACGATCCGGCCGACCCGGTGACGTGGGCGAAGGCGAATCCGGGCCTCGGCGTGAGCGCGTTCGAGGCCGGCTACGCGGAGAGGGCGCATTGGGCGACTGGCGCGGACCCGGCGAAGCGCGAGGAGTTCTACACGCAGTACCTCGCGACGTTCGTGGCGGACCTACAGGCGGCGCTGCCCATCGAGTACTTCGACGCATGCGTGGAGCCGTGGGAGCTCGAGTCCATGCGCGGTCTGCCGGCCATCGTGGGGATCGACTTCTCCATCGGCGGCTACTCGGGCTCGACGTGCGACCTGACCAGCCTGAACCTCGCGATCTGGGACGGCAACCGGCTGAATTCGAGGAGCTGGCATTGGTGGGCCGGGCGCGACATGGCGGCCGACGAGATCCGCACCAAGATGCCGCTCCGCTCGTGGGCGTCGGAGGGGCTGCTGCGGGCGTCCGGGCAGACGATCAACCTCGCCGAGGTGCGCGAGACGGTCGCCCAGATTGCCCGGATCGTGGACCTGAAGTGGATCGTCTGCGACCCGGCGGCAGGGCAAGCGACCCGCATCCAGGCGTGGGAGCGGGACCACGGCTGGATGGTGAGCAGGGCTCCGCAGAACGTCCAGTACATGGGCTCGGCGTGGAGCATGTGGCAGGAGTACGTCCGGGCGAAGCGCATCCGGTTCGCCCCGGACCCGGTGCTGCGGTCGGCCATCGAGCAGAGCAAGCCGGAGGGCGGGAAGTCGAACCTCGTGACGATCACGAAGCGCCGGGACAAGTCCAACAACGACCCGCTCATCGCTTGCCTGATGGCGATCAAGGCGATGCAAGACCGCGAGATGCTCAACCCGACCGCCTACGGCACGGACCCGACGCGCATCGTGATCTAGGAATCTCCGCGGCACTTCCATCGTGAGCATTGAAGTCCCTGCCGCAGCGTGGGCAAATTCGCCCAATGGGCTTCTGGTCCTCGCTGTTCCGGCGGACGTCTCCCACGATCACGTGGGAAACGCCTGTCAATTGGTACAGCACGACCATCGACGGGCTGCCGGCGGTCCAGCGATGCATCCACACCATCGCGTCGGACATCGCCCGCTGCCCCGTGGTCGCGACCGATTCCGACGGCAACCCGGTGCAGGAACCCGCTGTCCTGGAGCTGCTAACTGGTCAAGCTTGGGGCCAGTTCCTCACCGGGCCTGATCTGCGGCGCTGGATGGTCGCCGAATGCCTGTCGACGGGCAACGCCTTCGCGGTGGTGATCGTGGACGGCGCCGGCCAGCCGGTGTCCCTGCGTCCGGTCGCGACCGCCGACGTGAGCTTCAGCCAAGAGGTCGACGGCAGCATCACGTGGAAGTACCGACAGGTGCCGTTCGACTACGGCTACTGCGTCCATTGGAAGGCGCTGCCGACGCCGGGGAACCCGTACTGGGGTACGTCGCCGCTCGCCGCGGCGTCCACGACTCTGACCGCGCTCGCGCAGCTCGAGAGCGCCTACGCGGCAAACACCAAGGCGGGCAATATCGGAAAACTGGTTTTCCGCCACCCGGGCGCGATCAAGCCCGAGACGCTCGACGCGATCCGCACGGCGTTCGCCAACCGCCACATGACGCCGTCCGGCGCGGCGCTCCCGATCTTCGTCGGCGAGGGCATGGAGGTCGACCAAGTCAGCGCCACGATGGCGGCGGACGTGATGGCCGCTCGCGCCGCCGGCGTCCGCGAGGTCGCCTCGCTGTTCGGCGTCCCGGCCGCCATGCTCGACGGCTCCGACGCGAGGACGCAGCCGGAGATCGCGCAGTTCTACGCCAACGCCCTGTCCTCGTGGGCCGCCTCGTGGATGGCAGAGATCACCAGCAAGCTCGCCGCGCCCGGCGTCCGCATCGGGCTCGACTTCTCGCCGATCACGCAGGGCGACTTCCGCACCGCCGGCCGCGCCTACGCGCAGCTGCTTCAGGTCGGCGCCTTGGCGCCAAACGACGTTCGCCGCCGGCTGGGCTTCGCCCCCGTCGACGGCATGGACATCCCCGCGCCCGTGATCTCGGGCGTGACGCCGCAGCAGGACCAGCAGGACGGAGCCGACCCCAATGCGTGAGATTCGCGCCCAGCTGTCGCCGAGCGAGGACGGCAAGATCAAGGGCTACGCGGCCCTGTTCGACTCGTGGTCGCTGCCCATCTCGGAGCGCGGCCGCACGTTCCGCGAGCGCATCAAGCGCGGGGCGCTGAAGCCGGACGGCTCCGTGTCGCTCTGGTGGATGCACGACCACACGGACCCGCTCGCCAACACCAAGAGCGGCACCCTCGTCATCACCGAGGACGCCAAGGGGGTCGCCTTCGAGGCGGACCTCGGCGCCGGCGCCCGCGCGGACGAGATCCGCGACCTCGTGCGCCGCGGCGTGGTGGCGGAAATGAGCATTGGCTTCGTCGTTGAAGCCGACGCCTGGGAGGGCGCGACCTCCCGAACGGTGACCCGTGCGCGACTGCACGAAGTCAGCCTGGTCGAGAACGCGGCCTATCCCGGCACCTACGCCGAGGTCCGCAAGGAGCACAAGATGGGACTGAAGGAAAACCGGGCGCGACTCGTTGAGCTTCGCGCGGAGTACCCGAACGCAGCCGACGAGCGCCAGCTCGAGATCCTCGAGCAGATCAACGAAGTCGAGGAGGCCATCGCCTCCGAGCGCACCGCGATGGAGTCGCGCCTGAAGGCGCCCGCCGTCATCGCCGCGGCCGCGCCGAGCATCCGCAGCGCCGCCCCGCAGAAGACGGTCCGCGAGTGGTTCCGCGGCGGCTACCGCGCCGAGCGCGCCATCACGCTGGCCGTCGGCGGCCAGGTCGGAATGGGCGCCGACGCGACCATGCCGCAGCTCTCGGGCGAGTTCATCAAGGCGCTCGACCAGGAGTCGGTGATGCGCCAGCTCGCGACCGTCGAGACGCGCGGCGTCGACACGGACGTGACGGTGATCAGCAACTCGACCCGCATCACCGCGGCTCTGGTCGGCGAGGGCGCCGCCTACGGCTCGAGCGACTTCGACACCAACAAGGTGTCCTTCCTGGCCTACAAGTCGGGCATGTACACCGACGTGTCGGAGGAGGCGCTCCAGGACACCGTGTGGGATCTCGCCACGCAGGTCGTGCAGGAGCACGGCCGCGGCCACGGCCGCCTGTGGGAGGGCTTCTACGCCACCGGCACCGGCTCGAGCCAGCCCCGCGGCGTGTTCCGCAGCGACAGCGGCTACACGGGACGCAACAACACGGCGGCCGGCGCTCCGACCGTCGATGACCTCATCCAGATGGCCTACACGCTGAACCCGGCGTACCAGGCGTCCTCGGCGTGGCTCATGCACCAGAGCACGTGGGCGTCCATCGTCAGGAACACCGCCAGCGGCAAGTACATGCTCAACGGCGAGAACGCCAACATCCTGCGCGACGGCGCGGTGGCGCTCCTGCTCGGCCGCCCGGTCTTCCTGTCCGAGTTCGCGCCCGCCGTCGGCACCACCGCGGCCGGCACCCGCCACGTGCTCTTCGGCGACTTCAAGCGCGGCTACCGCATCGTCGACCGCGCCAGCATCACGTTCACCGTGGACGACCTGACCCAGGCGACCTCGGGCTACGTGCGCTACGTGAGCCGCATGCGGTCCGACGCGAAGCCGGTCGACGTGCGGGCCGTGGTCGCGACCGTGACGGTCTGATCTCTCCTCCATCGCACCGAGTGGGGGGGGCTTCGGCCCCCCCTCCTCGGATGGGAGCACCAATGCCTACCGCAGTTCCGACGCTGGCCGAGGCCAAGGATTGGCTCAACATCCCGCACAGCGGCGATGACGCGAAGCTGACGCTGATGATCTCGTCGGCTGCGGACGAGTTCAAGACGGCCACCGCGGTCGATCCCGCGGTGAACGGGACCGCGATGATGAAGACGGCGCTGCTCGAGCGCGTCGCGAACCTGTACGGCTACCGCGGCGATGACACCGTCGGCCCGTCGACGTGGTTCGTGGACACGATCCGCCGCATGCACAACCCGAACGGGGTGAGCTGATGGCCGGCTCGGGCTTCTGGCGCAACCGCTACAAGTACCAGGAGTCGACCGTCGCCACCGACGGCGCCGGACAGGCGACGATGACGTGGGCCGACGTGGTCACAATCGCGGGAAACATCACGTCGGTGCAGAAGGAGGGAATCGGCGATCTTGGTGTCGAGGTCCGGACGGACGTGACGTTCGAGACGCCGTTCCATCCCGGCATCAAGGCGCAGGGTCGGCTCGTGGATGTCGCGAACAACGCGATCTACAACATCATCGGCGTGGTCGACCCGGAGGGCGGCAAGCGCCGCCGCCTCCGCATCACCGGGGCGGCCATCGACGCACCCGGCCCCTACGGGAATCCGGAGCCGGCATGATCAAGGCGTTCCTACAGGATCAGCGCGTGAAGCAGCGGCTTCGCGAGATGTCCGAGCGCAGCCGGGCGAACGTGTTCCGCCGCGTCCTCCGCAAGGCCGCGAAGCCTGTCGTTGACGAGCTGAAGGCCGGCTGGCGCGGTGCGAAGCGTCGCCGCGGCAAGGTGACGCGCGTCGTATCCGCCGCGCAACAGGCCACCGTCCGCGTCTGGAAGAAGGGCGACCGCAAGGGGACGGCCACGCTCCAGATCGGCACGAACTACAGGCGCGGCGGCTACGCGAAGGTCTGGCACATCCTCGAGAACGGGTTCCGGCACTACGGCAAGAACGCGACCTACCGCCCGGCTCCTGCCGAGGTGCGCGAGGCCAAGGCGTTCCGCGAGGCGTACTTCCGCGAGGCCGTTGGCGACATTCGGGAGCTCGTAAAGACCAAGGACGGTCGAGCGGAGATCACGCAGCGATACCGCGCCATCCGGCAGCGGTACATGTCCGAGCACGGCGACAAGGAGAAGCTCGAGAACGCTGCGTGGCGTGACCGCAACCGCCGACGCGAGTCGGCCAGGGCAGCCGGCGGCCGCAACGTCGCCGGGCGCCGCATCTCAAGGCCAATCGCCTCCCGGTCCGCCCAGCTGCTCGCTACGCGGGCTCGCGACATGATGGTCGACCACGTCCTGAAGGGAGCCCGCTGATGCCAGCCACCAGCCTCATCGAGGCGCTGTTCGACAAGCTCGACGCGTCGACGGCCGTGCCGGTGTCGCCGGAGCTCCGGCGGCAGGATGACCCGACGCCAGCGGTGGTGTACGAGGTCACGAACTGCGCGTGGTCGCTTGACATGTCCGGCACCAGCCCTGGACACGGCACGATGTCCGTGAAGATCGACTGCGTGGCGGATTCCGTGCTGTCGGCCTGGACGCTCGCGATGGCTGTGCGGCTCGGCATCGACGGCAAGTGGACCGAGTCCGGCTACGCGTTCGTCCTGACCGCGGCGGAGGCCGCGATGTCGCGAGCAAACCCAGACGATGGACAGGCCGACGCGGAGCGCGTCGTGACGCTGTCCGTGGAATTCCAGTTTACGGAGGACACCTGATGCCAGCAGCAATTACGGGTTGGGGCGGAAGCCTCACCATCGGCGGCGCGACCGTGAAGGTCCGGAACGTGCAGATCACCCGACAGGCGAGCGAGTTCGACCTGACCGCGCACGGCGACGCCCGCATGTTCTCGGGGCCGGGCCGCGTCAAGCGCGGCGGCTCCTGCGAGGCGTACATCGGCGGGGGAACCAACGGCATTGCGGCCATCATCGAGACGCCCAATCTCGCCACGCCCGCGTCGCTCGTGTTCACCGACAGCGCGGCCGGCAGCATCACGATGAGCGTGATCATCACCGGCGCCGACCAGACCCACGCTGCGGACGACGCCGCGATCTACTCGATCACCTTCACCGAGACGGTGGCGCTTCCCTAATGACTACGCCAGCTCCATCCTGGCGCCGCGTGGACCTTGACGGCGTCGGAGCCGTCGAGGTCCGCGCGGTGACCTTGCGCGACACGGTCGGCATCGACACCACCGACCCGGCGTGGTTCCACAAGGCGGTGCGGCACGTCGGCGGCGAACCGATGACGCGCGACGAACTGCTCGATCTTCCGGTCGCGGCTGCCAACCAGCTCGCCGGCGAGGTCATGCGAGCCCGCCCTACACAGCCGCCGAGCGGCGGCTCTGGAGGCTGAACCCGAGCATGGACGCCGATCTCGCCCTGTCGAAGGAGCTCACCACCCTCGAGCGAGTCGAGTACTTGCTCACGGTGGTCGCATGCTCCGTGACAGGGCAGCCGGCGCACCAGGTCTGCCCGTGGCGCCGGGCCGGCATCGAGAACTTTATGAGGGCGGTGGCGCGTGGCTAACACCAACATGAAGGCCGTGCTGACCCTGACCGCCGACGCCTCGGGCGTCTCGGTCGGCATCAACCGGGCGCTGAAGGACCTCGAGCGGCTCCAGAAGGGCGTTCAGGACATCCGCAGCCTTGCGGTCGCCGGAGTGCTCGCGAACGTAGTCCGCGGCCTCGGGCAGGGCGTCCTCGAGGAGCTCAACCGGCTTGGCGAGCTCGGCCGCACCTACAGCCCGGAGGGCATGGCTGCGGCCAACGAGCTCGCCATCGCGCGGCAGCAAAGCGATCAATCGCTAGGACAGGCGTTCGGCGGCATCACGGCTCTGATCGACCAGACGGCGGCGGCGCACCTGAAGGAGCTGACGCAGTACCTCATCGACAACCGTGACAAGATCGGCGAGGCGATGATGCTGGTCGCCGAATTCGGCATGGCGCTCGGCACGGTGACGGCCGAGGCGCTCGTGGCGTTCGGCGAGCTTGCGGAGTACATCCATGCGCTCCTGGACAATCCGGTGGAGACGATCACCGACACGGCAACCGGAGCAGCCGCGAGCATGATTCCCGGCGGTTCCGGAGGTGCGCTGCTGACGATGACGGGCGCGATCTACGACGCGCTGCGAAACAAGCTTGGGGGAGACTGACATGGCAGCGAAGCTGATCTACCGCCCAGAGAACGACTCGGTCCAGATGGGTACCCCCGGCGAGGAGATCCGGTGGACGCAGTCGATGACCTACATCAACGACGCGACGCCGCCGAAGACCGTCTGGGAAGTAATGGCCGACGCGCTCGTGCCGAAGCAGGGGCAGCGGTACGCGGTGCCAACGGAGACAACCTTCCCGCCGACCTTCGCCTCGTTGCAGCAGTTCGTCTGCCGCTCGGTCGACATTTCGCCGGTTCCGCAGTCCCCAAACGCTTGGAACATCCGAGTCACCTGGAGCAGCCGTCGGCCCCGCATCGCTACGCGCCCGTGGTTCAACCTGACCCGGACCACCACCTTCCGGACGGCTGCGATGTACAAGGGCGGGGCGGCGATCTTCTCCGGCGTCTCGGCCAACGGCGACATGCCGTACCCGCCGACCGCTTGGATCGGCGGCACAAGCGTCGACGCCAACCTCCAGCCGCTACAGGTCAAGATCGCGCAGCAGCAGATCCAGGTCGACATCCTGTGGGACCGCTCGTACCAGCTCGCTGCCGACGCGCTCGCCGGCGCCGCGGCGAGCCACGACCCGCCGAGCGAGTGGACCTCCGTCTACTCCGCAAGCCGCAACGACGCCCAGTTCCTTGGATGGCCCGAGGGCTACGTCGCATACCTCGGCTGGACGGCCAACGAGTCGCCGGACGAGTGGCTGGTGATCTCGCACCGATTCCTCGCCGACGATTGGCAGCATCTCGAGCAGCGCCCGGCGCCGAACACGGCCGGCAAGCCGCTGCTGTCGACCGGACCGACGTGGGGCTCCAGCCCGGCGATCCCGACGCAGTCCGCCGCTTACGTCGCCTGGTACCAGCCCTACCCGGTCCGCACCGACTTCTGGGCGCTCTTTAACTGGCAGGCCGGGCTTAAGGACGCGCTCATCAACCCGAAGCCGCGCTGGCAGGGACAGACCAACCTGTGAGCTTCCAGCGGCCCATCTTCGAGAACGGCCTGTTCGGCAAGGCCAACCGATTCGTCTGCAACACGTGGACGGACTCGGCCGAGATGGTCGCGAACAACGCCGAGGGCATCCGCTGGGCGCAGGAGCAGCTCGCGAAGGCGTCCACGCCGGAGCGGTGGCTCGCCAAGATCACGGCGGCGTCGCTGCTCGCTCCGAACAGGTGGGAATACACCTTCGAGCCGTTCACCTACAACGTCGCTCGGAACCCGGTGCAGCTGCTGACGGGAACATTCGGCGCCGGGACGCTCGCCGTCAACATCCGCGAGACTCGGAACAGCGCCACGACCGTCGACGGCAGCCCGTTGCCGACCGGCACCAGCATCGGCCCGGTCGGGAGCAGCTACGTCGCCGGCGCGTGGGTCACGACCAGCCTCGCCGGCTACGTCGAGATGCATGCGGACTACGACAGCGTCGGCGCGGTCCTGTACTGGTTCGACGCCCCCAACCCAACTAGGTGCGGAACATGAGCAGAATGAAAGTCATCAACAGCTTCTGGCCGGCGGGCGACGGCTCGACCCTCGACCTCGACTTCACGCAGATGAGCACGCTCGCCGACCTGACGAGCCGGGGGCTGAGCTTCTCGCGCTCCACGAGCGGCACGTTCATCAACGCGAACGGCCTGGTGGCGACGGCGACTGCGGGGAATCCGCGATTCGAATACGACCCGAACGGCAACCCCAGGGGCATCCTCATCGAGGGCAGCGCGACGAATCTCGTCTACCACAGCGAAACGTTCCGGCTGACCGCGGTCGCCGCCGAGCCGTTCTGGGCTGACTCCGCAAGCCTCAGCCGTGGAAACGACACGGCTCCGGACGGTACAGCCAATGCTGCGGTCAATTTCGTCGCCACCGGCACACCCGGTACGGTGATTCAGACGGCGGCGGTCGGCAGCATCGCGAATCGCACGTTCTCGTTCTGGGCGAAGCGCACCGGCGGCGGCAGCGTCGAATACACGCTCGACAACGGCAGCACCTGGACATCCGTCACGATCACCGCGAACTGGGTGCGCTACACGGCGACCGCGACCAACGCGAACCAGCGCGTTGGATTCAGGATCGCGACCGGTGCCGGAACGTCGATTTGGGGCGCACAACTTGAGGCCGGATCCGGCAGCAGTTCGTACATCCCGAGCGGGGCAAGTCAGGGGAGCAGGTCGTTCGACTACTGCGAGATGGGAAACATTGCTGCTCTCAATTACAGCACAACGAATGGCTCCATGCTGTACGAAGGGCAGTTCAGCCAGTTCCGCGCGACCAGTTTCGCGACGATGCGTACCGCCTTCTGCACTGCATCGGGAGCCGTCGAAGCATTCGGAGCGTTTGCCTATGGCTCGACGATGTACCCGACCGCGCAGGACACAACCGGAAACACCGCTCTTGCGACAATCACTCCGGCAATGACGATCAACACGAATTTTAGAGCTGCTTGGAGCCTGAATGCATCGCTTGTCTCCGGCGAGGTTCGTGGATGCATCAACGGCGGATCTGTCGCCGCGTCCGGAACTACGACCATGAGCGCGACCGCGACTCCGACCATCCTCACCATTGGAGGTCGCCCCAGTTACGGCGCGCATTACCCGTGCGGGACGATCAAGCGCGTGAAGTACTGGCCCACCACGTTGTCAGACGCAACCCTCCAATCCATCACGACCTGATATGGACTACCTACTCCGCTCAACCACCGAATCCGACCTCGACGATGCTCTCATCGCCGCAGGACTCGCCGAGGAACGCGACATTGGCGATGGCGAAATCGCCGTGCTTCCCGTCACGGGTGTCACGCTCGACCGCATCGGGCCGATTCACAGCGACAACCGCTACCACGCGAACCTCCGCGTGGCCGAGCCGCTGTCCCAGGCGCAGCTTGCCGAGCTTCCCCTGGTCGACCCGCTGCCGACCGTGCCGTACCGGAGGTTCTTCGATTGAAGCGCCTCGCCGCCGTCCTCCTTCTCACCGGCTGTGCTTCGGCGACCGCGACCATCGCCCGCGAGGCGAACGATGTCCGCGCGTCAGCCGTTCGCGCTCGAGGCCACCTCGAGGCGGCGCAGCTCGAGCTGGCGGAGATCGAGCACAGCGCGGCAGCCGTTCACCAGAGCGTCGCCTATGTCTCCGATGAACAGAGCCCGGTGTGGGTGACCATGCAGTTCATCTCGGCGGCCGTCGGCCTCGCGGCGGTCGCTGCCATTGTCTACCGACTCAAAAAGTGATCCGCACATGAACCAAGACCAGACCCTGATCCTCTGGATCATCGTGACCGTCACCGCCGCCTTCGCCGCCGGCTGCTCGCTCGGCGCGACGTTCCGCACCAAGCATCCCCGA